CTTTCATCTCTCATATGTGGATCGTAGTTTCTAAAATCAAATTCTAACTCACCACCTTTATATTCTGAACCATCTGTTAATTGACAAGTCATAGATAGTTTTCGAATCTTACCATTGTCGGGTCCTTCTTTTTCATAAGGTTTGTCCCAACTATCACAATGCCAATCGTAGTATTGGTTTAGTTTATATTTTGTAAACTGACAAGATTCCGATCTGTCCCAGTCAAAATTCCAACCAGCCATTCTATTAGCTTCGTGAACATATGGATGTAATTCTTTATATATCCAAGTATCATTTAACCATACTAAATCGGAGTTTCGTTTTCTTTTTAAATCTAATACTTCTTCTTTTTTTAATTTTCTATCACCATAGCCACCTGTTCTAGCCATAACTTCTTTTTGTGATTTAGCATATTCTATAACATCGTCACAGAATTTAGGTGTAAGCACACCACTAAAATACCAATAGTAATTAGATATATTCATAAGTTATTGTTTGCACAAAATTTAAACTATCCTTTTGATTATTGGTTAAGTAATACATATTAGTTGATGGAAACATAATAAACATATTATTTTTAAGTTCTATATCCCAACTTCTACCTTTACGTCTGTTGTCTTCATAGTGTATTCGAACCATACAGTCTTTAACTTTTACACCATATAATAATGTAAAGTCTGGAGAGTTTCGTAGATCTACTGGATCTATATTTAATAAAGGAATTGTAGTCTCGCTGGGTTTATAGATATTTCCCCACGTTTCTTTATTGATTAGATTAATACCATATTCAAGACCAATGTGATCTCGCATATATGTATTCAGCATATCCCAAGTTCTTGAAAATGGAAAATCTTTGTTTTGAATTACTGATTGTAAGATGTCGCCTGATAGTTTATCTCGGTCAATGTCCCAATCTTTAGGCATTGCTACATCACCATAATATAAAGCTTGTTCTGATAATACGTTTTTAGTTATAAGTGATTTCATTATCTTGTCCTTTGTTAAAACTTCCTAAAGGCAGCACATTAAATGCTATTGAGTATCTATTACCTTTTAATATATTTTTTTGAATTTTGTGTTGAAGTTCGCTAGGAAATATTAACAAAGTGTTCTTTTTAACTTTTAAATCCCATTTAGTAGCAGAATAAATATTTGTTGAATTATTAAACTCTAAATTAAAAAAAGAACTATTAGCCCAATTTTTAACAAATCTAATAGAAGAGTTATCTTGTGTATAATAAACCCCACTTATCCAAGTGTTGGTATGTACGTGTGGTTGACTTTGATAATTTTGTTTTACTTTAGTAGACCAAGAATTTAAAATTTTAAAATCTTGTGTGTATCCCAATATTTTTAAATATTCTTTAATTGCTTTTAAAAAAATTTCTTTTTCTTTTTTTAATTTTTTATTTTCTAATATTTTAACAGACGTAGATAAATAACATTTATCTGAATGAATATTATCTCTATATGTAATATTTTTTATGTGTTTTAAAAGTTTATTATTATCTATGTCTAATGACATAGCCATTAAAGGTAATGAAAATAATGGATAAATTATAGCTTCTTTCTTTTGCATACCACCACCATTTTTAATTTATGCTTTTGAATCTGTCAAGTCCCAAGATTGATTAGCTTCATTCCAGACGTAAACCCATCTATGAGTATCTGCTGTATTTTGTGATTCTTGTTCTGCAGTTAATGCAGGAGCATCGCCGATCGGTGATTGCCATCTAGCATCAGTTGTGTTTTTTACCCAAGAAGCGTGAGGTGATTTAGGCCAAAAGATTTGATTATCTTCGTCCCATTCATAACCTATACCTGCATAGTTTCCTCTAAATGCTTTTGAATTGTCACCAGAATTATGTTTGTTACCAGATGTATTGTAAGATGTTTGAATCCACATTTGTGCAGGCCAATTATTGTGTGTTTCTAAATATTGTTGACCTACTGATTCGTC